CGCCCAGCCCGCGTGGTGGCCGTCGACACCTGCCGGTCGATGTCCCCCGCCAACTGGGAGTCGTCCGCCCGCAACCGGACGAACGCGACGACCAGGGGTCTGGCCATCAGGTGTCACCTCCTCCCATGGTCGCTGCGGTCCCGCCCCGACCGGACGCCAACTGCCGCAGGTACTGCTCTGCCGCCGACCCCGACTCGTGCCGCGGCGGGGCGGCGTGCAACTGGTCGTGGACGTGGGACCGCTGCTCCGGGTCCAACCCCGTGCACAGCACCGCGAGCAGCAGGTCCAACCCCTCCGCGCAACCGTGGCCGGCTAGGGCGTCGAGCCCGCGAAGAACAGTTCCGCGACCTGCCGGTCGTGATCCGACAGAACGAGCGAGCTCCCCGGAGACCCAGGCGTGCTCGTCGAAAGCCCATCCGCAGACCCGGAGGGCCGCATGGTAGGGCGGGCGGAGATCACTCCGATCAGCTGCTGGATGAGGCCCGACATGACCTGGTCGTCGGCTCCGGCGAGGTGGGTGACCTCTTCGAACCGGTCCCACTCTCCAGGGGCGAGGGTGGACCGCAGGAACTGGTACATGGCGGCCATCTCGTCGCGGTCGGCCTGGGCCTCGATCTCGTCGGCGGCTGCCCGGGCCTCTGGGGTGGTGGCGCGTTTCCGGGTGATCCCGGCGTTGCGGCGGAGCGTGTCGGCCTGGCGGGAGTCCCACGCCATCCGCAGCAGCCCGAGCGCGGACAGCCGGTCCGCGACGGCGAACGTCTCCCCGTACCAGCCGAACGTGTCCAACTCGACTGGTACGGCGTCGTCGGCGTCCAGGTCGGGTCGCAGCCCGAGCTCTCCGAGGTGGGTCATGTCAGACGCCCAACCGGACGGTGCCCGCGCCCCACACGTAGAACGGCTGCCCCGACGCGGGCTGCTCGAGCCCGAAGGAGACGGGGTACCGGGCGTAGTCGGAGCCTTTCTTCCGGGCCACGGTCAGTGACCCGGTCTGGAAGCACTGGGGGTACCACTTGCGGAGGGTGTTGTCTTCGGCTTCCCAGAACAGGGCGATGCGGACTTCCGCGCCGACGGTGGGTGGGGCGTACTGGGACAGGAGGGTCGCCGCGGACCCAGAGACGGTGGAGATGGTCCCGCCGTTGAGGGACATCTTCCACGTCTGCAGATGGTCTTGGGCGGCGTCGAACGCTACGGCGGCGTTGCGGCCGGTGGACACGATCCGCAGGGGGTCGAGGTATTCGGCGACTTCGATGCCGTCGGTGTTGAGGGTGTAACTGAACTCGGATCCTTCGGCGGTGACTCCGACTGGGATCCACGCGGCGAGCAGGGAGTCGGTGAACACCGACGCGGCGACGGTCCCGCCGGGGACGACCACGGTCCCCGTGGACGCGCCTGAGGTGACGTTGGCGTTGACCTTGGCGTAGGAGATGGTGGTGCCGGTCTGGGCGGTGACGATGTAGACGCCGTCGAACACGGAATCGACCCCGGACACCACGACGGTCGACCCGACGGTGACCGTGTTCGCGGAGAACGTCAGGGTGGCGACGTTCGAGGTCAACGCCTTGTTCGTGACGGTCTGGGTGATGTTCGCGGGGGGCAGCGTCCCGAACGCGGCCCTCCACAGCTTCCCCGCGCCAGTGGAGATGGCGTCGTTGGGGACAACGATGTTCGGCACAGGGTTGCGCCTCCTTCAGGCGGGCCGCTCCTGTGCCCTCCGGCGACCGGATGGGCGGTGGCGGCGGATCGGCTACCGATCCCTCAACCCCGCACGCATGGTACCTCCCCGGGCTTACTGTGTGGGGTGACCGGATCATGTGTTGCCGTCCCAGGGGGAAGATCACTCATGCGCGCTGCCCTTGTCCTTGCCGTCGCTGTGTTGGCCGGGTGCGGAGGGGGCAGCGACCCCTCCGCACCGGCCACGACCCAGCCGGCGGCCACGTCGCACGCCCCGGCCAAGCCGAAGCAGCCGCACCCGTTCCTGGCGTGGGCGACGACCAACTACCCCGGCGCGTCATGGCTGCCGGCGATCGTCGCGGTGAAGGAACAGATTCACCAGACGTGGGTGGCGACGTCCATGCCCGCAGATGCCGAGGCGAAGACCGTGGCGTCAGAGATCTGCTCAGCCGTCAGCGCGTGGCAGATCAGCGTGCGGGGCGGGTTCGGCGGGGTCCGGGTCGCCGCCGCGTCGGGTGAGCGGCTGGTGCTGAGGGAGACGGTCGCCGACCCCTGCTAGGCCGGCTGGGCGACGATCGCGAAGTCGAGGAGGAAAGTCTCCTCGCCGCCCTCGTTCCCCAGGTAGGTCGGCCCGTTCGCGTCGCCGGTCCCCACGATCCGGACCAGGTCACCTCTGGCGGTGGTGACCACTCCGACGCCGTGTTTCTCCACGACAGCCCTAGCCAGGGCAAGCGCCGCCCGGGACGCTGCGTAGTACGCGCCCGAGTCCTGCTTGGACCCGACGGCCTTGACGGCCACCGAGTATCGGGGGATGTCCGCGACGTCCGACGGCTGCCGGGTGACGACACCCCGCAACTCGGCCCACGCCCCTTGGGAGGGGGACCTAGCCCCGAAATGGACGCCGTTCGGGAGGGGGTTCCCGACACCCGTCAGCCCGGGGATCCCGTTGACCCACGCCCGGACCGCGCCGTCGACGTCGACCAGGGACACGACGCTCACGCGCCCTCCTCACGGAAGACCTCGACCAGGGCGGGGACCACGTAGGGCTTCGCGCTGCGCGCGAACGGCGGTGGCTTCCGCCGTCGGGTCTGCGGGAACTCGATCTGCTCGGCGTAGGGCTCGCCGGGGAACGGGTTGGCCCGGCTGGTGACGGCGGGGTCCCCGACCTCGGTCCACACGCCTTGCCCGTCCGACCCGGCGGCCCACTCGATGTTGGAGCGGAGGTACCCGGCGGGGTGCCCCTCGGGGGTTTTCGACGGCGCGCCGACGGGCGCTTTCGCCTTCGCCCGCTGCACCACCTTCTGCGTCAGCCCGTACAGGTACGCGGCGACGGGCCCGGCCGGGCCCCGGACGATCCGGTCGAGCTCGGCCTGGTCGATCTGGACGGACCGCCCACCGACAGGCATCGATCAGCCGTCGAGGGGCTCGAGCGCGCCCGCCTCGAGCATGTCGCCGAACGCCGGGTGGGAGGACGGGACCCTGTCCCCTGGCCCGAACGCGGGGACCCCCTTGTACGACTGGACTCCCGCGTCGTGGCGGACGCGGTGCGCGTACTCGGCCTCGATCGCGGCTGCGAATGAGGCGGGTGGGGTCCCCGCGCCGGGTTCGGCGGTGGCGGGGCCGGTGTCCTTGCTGGCCATGGGGGCCCTCTCTCTACTCGGTCTGCTGACCCGGTCTGTCTACTCCGGAGGTCACAGGGTCGGGGACAGGGAGTCTTTCCACGCAGGTGCCGGCGGGAACGACCATGCGGGGGCCAGGGACGGGCCGTCGGCCGCGCCTCCTTGGTCGATGCTGCCGCCGCCGTGGGCGATGTTGACGAGCGCCGCGGTCTTGCACAGGGCCGCGGCTTCCGTCTTGAAGATCTCGTAGACCTGGACGTCGGCGTCCCGCTCCGGGTACGCGGCTTCCACCGCGTAGGCCGCCCGGAGGGTGGCGATGAGGTTGCACAGCCCGGCCGCTTCGGCGGCGATCGGCTCCCCGGCGCAGGCGCCGGCTGCTGTGACCTCTTGCGCGATGATCGCGGCGACCTGCGCGCCCGTCGGGGTGGTCGCGTCGTTGAACGTCCCGAGGTAGGTGTCGTCTACGCCCACGGCGCGGGTGCGGGTGGGGATCCGGGCGGCGACCTGCTCCTGGGTCGGCGTCCACGACGGGAGGTCCCCGACCGCCGACGACACCGCGACGAACGCGACGACCAGCTCAGGGCCGGAGAGAGGGTTCCCGGCGAGGGTGTACGTCCATCTGCGCCGCCAGTCCCCGGGGACAGAGCCGATGAACGCGGCCCGGTACTCCCCGGTCCCAGTTGTCGTGACAGTGGGGGTGGTGGTCGCCCCGGCTGGGTCGACGACGGTCAGGACCGGGAGGGCGTCGGTGTTCGCGGGGGCCCCGGCGGCGTCCCGGACGTGCAGATAGGTCAGGTGCGCGCTGCCGACGATCTGGCTCACGGCCGGTCATCCTCCCAACTGGGTCCCGGGTCGGTGTCCCATGTCCCTGTGCTGCCCACGGTATCGGTGTCCCATGTCCCTGTGCTGTCGGTCTCCCACGTCCCGGTCCCGGGGGTCCCGGTGTCGTGGCTGGCTTGGGGGTCGGTCTCCCAAGCGGACCACGCCTGCCCGGACACGGACGGCACGCCGACGTCGACGAGCGCGAGACGGGCCCATCGCAGGACGGGCCGGGCCGCGTGGGTGGCGGGGGTCCGGGCCCGGCCGGCGACCTGCCCGGTCAAGGTCAGGGGGTCCGCGTCGGGCGCAGGTGTCGGCGGCGCGTACACCGCTGGCCTGGTCGGCTGACTGCCGGGCCGGAGCCACGACCGGGGCCGGGTGTCGACGAGCAGCGGCGGCTCGAGCAACGCGGTGGCCAGCAGCCCAGGGTCGGACAGGTACGCCCGCTGGACGGTCGTCTTGTCCCGGGAGTGCGTCGCGGGCTGGTGCCACCGGTCGAGACCATGTGGGATGTCGGCCGTGGTGGACTGGTCGACCCCCAAGACGGTCGGTCTAGCCCACCCCGGGCGGGAGTGCGTGACCGGCTGGTGCCAGCGGTCTAGGCCGTGGGGGACGTCCGCGGTGGACTGGTCCGCCAGCCCGGGCGCTGCCCTAGCCCACCCTGGGCGGGCGTGGGTGGCGGGGAGATGCCACCGGTCGGCGGCGTGGGGGACGTCCGCCGCAGGTGTCGACTGGTCCGCGCCGGCCGCGTTGGTCCTGGCCCACCCGGGCCGCGTGTGTGTCGCGGGGGCCAGCCTGGGCCACCTGTCCGGCGACGTCGTCGGGTCGACGTCTGCGGGGATCGTCGACTGGTCCGCTCGAGGCTGGGCGGGCCGCGTCCAATAGTCCCGCCACGCCCCGGGCAGCGCCCGGGGGGCGAGGGTCGGGTCGTAGTCGACGGGCGTCGCGGACTGGTCCGCCTGCGCCTGCTCTGCCCGGGACCAGTTCGGGCGCAGATGCGGGGTGACCGTCCGGGCAGGCGGGGCCAATGTCGGGTCGTAGTCGACCGCCTGGGTGGCCTGGTCTGCTTGCGCGGCCCATGGGCGCACCCACCCCGTGCGCAGGTGCGGCGTTACGGTCCGGGCAGCTGGGGCTGTCGTCGGGTCGTAGTCGACCGCATCGGGCGTGGACTGGTCCGCCAACGAGACCCGCGGCGGGACCGTCTCCCGGCGGTCTGCGTGGGTGGCGGGCACCCCCGCCCGCAGCCCGGTCGTCGCCCCGCCGATCAGGGGGTCCTCCAGCAGCGCCGCCCCAAGCAGCGCCGGATCGGGGACGGTCCGCTGCCGGGTGGCCTGGTCCCGTCGGTGCGTCGCTGCGGTGATGTTGGCCCGGGTCAGGCTGGTCGGGTCGAGCCCGGCGACGTCGTCGGGGATGACGGGCCGCGGCGGCAGGGACTGCACCTGTGCCAGGCGGGCCGCAGCAGCAGTTGTGCCGGGCCGCAGCAGTGGGGCCTCAAGGAGCGCCGAGTCCAGCAGCCCCGGGCTTGTGGCGGCCCGCAGAGGCTGCTGCGCCTGCCAGACGCGGGGGGCGTGGCTCGCTGGGACGCCCGCCCGCAGCCCGGTGGTCGCGGCCCCGAGCAGGCCGCCCTCAAGCAGCGCCTGCTCGAGTAGCCCGACCACCGGGGCCCGAGACTGCTGGGCTGGGGTCGGGTCGCGTCGCCACCCGGCCATCAGCTCTGCGGCGGGGACGTCGACGGCCACGTCGTCCGGGGCCGGCTCGGCGACGGCGGGACGCTGCCACCCAGGACGGGCGTGAGTCGCGGGCGACAGCCGGGTGGGCGGCACCCCCGAAGGCGGCAGGTCTGCGTCCGCGCTGGTCGACTGGTCAGCCTGGACGGCCTTGACCCGGGACCATCCGGTCGCCGGGAGCGGGGTGGCGCGCTTGCCCGTCTCAGCGCCGCCCAGGATCGGCGACTCTAGGAGCGCGGAGTCCAGCAATCCCACGACCGAGAGCCGGGGCGTCTGGGGTGGCGCAGAGTCTCTGCGCCACCCGCCCGCCGGCGCGGCCGCTGGGACGTCCGCGACAGCGGCTGCGTCCGGGACCGTCTCAACCTGCCCAGGCCGCGCCCACACCGGCCGTGAGTGCGTGACCGCCGCCCACAGAGCCCGAGACGGGACCACCAGCGTCCGGTCCACGCCCTGAGGGGGCCCGAACTCCGCGACGGTGGAGTACCCGACCCGGTCCCACCACCCCGTCATCGCGATCCCGGGGGCCTGGATGAACCCCCAGTTCAGGTTGTCGATCAGCCCTTGGGTGTACACCCCCAACACCGTCTCGATCAGGTCGCCGCCCGGCTCGAACAGCCGCAATGTCTGCGTTCCCGCGAGCGCGTCGGTGAACCACCCGACCGTGTACCCGACGCCCGGCTGCACCACGGTCACGGTGTCGGCGACGCCGGTGATGTTGTTCCGGACCCGGACCACCCCGCCCGAGGTGACCCCGACCTGCGCGAGGTTCGTCGCCCCGAGCCGCAGACTGAACAGCGGCGTGAACGCGATCGTCGGGATGGCCGACAGGCGGAACGACCCGACGACCCACAGGCGGGGGACCCCATGCAGGCCCCCGTCCGCGACGTTCACGAAACGGTTGAACGCCGACGACGTGGTGACGTCGACTTTCATCGACTGGCCGCCCTCGGCGGTCCACGCGTTGTCGACGGTGACGGTCCCGGTGCCGTTGTTCCCGCCGTCGAGGATGCCGTACCCGGTGGTCGGGATCGTCGACCCGACGGTCCCCGACTCGAACGGCTCTATCTCGGTCCACGCTGGGGTGGACGTCGCCCCCCGCCGGCCGTAGAACCGGGCAACCCTCAGCCGGCCGGGCCCGCGGCCCGGGTGCATCGGGTTGCTAGACGGGAACGGCACGGGGCCAAGCCTGCCCGGTCACAGGCCCTGGTATCCCCACACGGCCAGATCGGACCCGGCGAGGAGGTTCACGCCCCCGCCTTCTAGGGTGACCCGGGTGATCTGAGAGGTGGTCGCCCACACCCCGGAGCCGAGGATGTTGTGGGGTGCGGTGTTCGCGGCCTCCGACTGGTCGGACCCGGTGAACGTGACCCCATGCGGGCGGCCCGCGACATTCCCGATGAGAAACCGGATCAGCGCCCTAGCCCCGGTGATCGACGTCGCGCTGACCTTGATCCCGGCAGCGACGCCTGCGACCTGCGTGACCGGCGCGGCGTTGTTGTCCATCACCGACGACGAGTAGGCGGTCGTGCCCGCGTCGCCGTTGAACTGCAACTGCGCGATCCCGCCGCCGCCGGAGTACCCGCTGATCCGGACCCAGATCTCCAACCAGTTGTACGCGTCAAACGCTGGCGTCGCGATGGAGGCGACCGACCCGCCCGCGACCACGTAAGCCAGGGGCGCTTGGGCGCTGTACCCAGGCATCCCCGGGTCAGTTCAGGCCGATGAGGGCGTACTCGTGGACCTGGATGCTGTTGCTGGCGGAGGCGACCGACCACGTCCCGAACAGGTCTACCGTCTGAGCCGCGGACGAGTCGAACCCGGTGCCGACTGCAGGCGCTGTCAGCGGCAGCATCGCGACGGCCGCGATGTTCGCGGTCGCGGACAGTCCCTCGGTGGTCCACTTCCCGACCCCGAGGAGGGTCGCCACCGTCCCGGACCCGATCGCCCGGCACGTCAGCAGCACCTCCAAGTCGAAGGACACGTTCGTGTGCGCCGTCGTCGACACGGCGACCGCGCCGCCGTTCCACACCACCGTCGACCCGAACCGCAGATCGAAAGTGAAGTTCCCCGGCGTCGTGACGACGTTGCTGAACCGGCCCTCGGCCTTCACCAGCAGCTGGCGGCCGATCCCCATGTAGTTCGCGGGGAGCGTGTACTTCGCTGCCGCCGCGGCCACACTCGTCCCGAACAAGGACGTCGCGGTCGTCGTGTTCGACAGCGCCGCCCCGTCGACATGCAGCGCCGCGAGGGTCTCACCCCAAGTCTGCAAGCCCACCGGTCACACCCCCTTCTCAGATCTGCTCAGCGCATGCCGGGCACAGCTGCCCGAGTGCGGGCCGCCAGTCCGCGGCGTACCCGTTCGACACGACCGTCCGCCCGCACAACGCCTTCCCATAGGTCAGGTCCCGGCCCTCCTGGTCCGGCTGCCCCGACAAGCCCTGCGGCGTGTCGAACGACCCAGGGCGCAGCACATGCCACCAGCCCATCGCCTTCCGGCCGTCCTCCACCCCCAGAACAGCGAGGCAGCCCCCGACCCGGATCAGGTTCGTCAACTGCTTGGTCGCGGCCCGGGCGGCGGTGTCCGGGCGGGACAGGAGGACAGCGCCAGTCATCGACGGCATCTCACACCCTCAGATCCGCGGCGAGCGCGTCGACCGCGACACGGTGCTCCACCAAGCGGCGGGCGTACTCCACCCCAAGTTCGCACGCAGAGCCGTAGTCGTCGCACTCCCGCAGCTCGTCCGGCAGCATCCGGTCCGGGGAGATCAGCCGGACATGGAAGACCCGCGACGCCGGATGCACCCGATGCTCGACCGTCCCGTCGACGGTGACAGCCTGCGACCCGCCGCCGACGTCGACCATATCCACGGTCGCCGCGAGCCGCCCGTCAGGGCATCGGACCTCCGCCGCGGTGATCGTGACCAGCGGCGGAGCGTCACGTGCCTTCGCGACCGCCACTATCCGGCGTACTCCAGCCACTCAAGCCCTGTGGTGAACTGCGCCGCCGCAGGGGCGGTCGCGAACTTCAGGGCCGCGAACCCAGCCGCGGACCCGACCAGCATCCACCGGGCCTCCGGGATCGGCAGGTACAGGATCCCGTTGACGACGTTGAAGCCCTCCGACCAGGGGGTGCCCGCGATGGTCCCCTCAGCGGACGCCGTGATCCCGGTCGCGGACGCCCCGCCGACGCACTTGGACGCCTGCATGCCCGTCTGCGTCGGGTTCGGCGTCGCCGACGTCACCGTGCTCGCGGACGAGTTCCGGTTCAGCTGGACGCGGGTCTGCCCGGTTGTGGTCACGTTGTCCTGGTTGGCCCAGGCCCGGGTGAACTCGACCGCCGCCAGGGCAGGCGCGAGCACCTGGTTGACGGTGATCGCGGTGGAGGTGGACACACCCTGCCGGATCAGTGTGTACGCCCCGCTCGGTGCGGCCATGACGGTCCTTCCTCACACTCTGTCTTGCACGGGGGGTTCCTCCGCCGCCCGCCCCGACCTTCGGCGTCACAAGATTGGGGTCGAGGGAGCCTCCGACCAGGGAGGGCAGCGGAGGGATCTACGCTGGCGCGCCTCGCAGAGCGCCCAGCGAGGTCATCAGGTCCAGGTGCTCCACGGTGCAGCCGATCGAGGCGTCCACGACCGCGCCGGCCGGGAACGTCGCCCACCCGCCGCCCCCGACGTCGACGGCCTGGCCGTCGACCGTGGTGACCGGGGTGGTCCGGTCCTTGCCCTTCGGGGTCCCGTCGTCGGTCAGGTGCGCCGACCATGACGGCCACACCACCATCCACCGACGCGCCAACGCGGGCGGGCTGACCTCGACGTCCTTGCCCGCGGGCATCAGGCTCCCGTCACCTTCACCGCGCTGGCCGGCTCCTGGATCACCGGGACCACCGGACGCCGGCCCCGGATCAGCCACGAGTCGTTCGCGTCCGGGTCCCGACGCACCCACGACTCGATCCCGTTCGCGGGGTCGCCCGTGTATTCCGGGGACGGGATCTCCTCGTAGCCGATCGCGCCGAGCTGCGCGGAGTCCAGGACCATGACGGTGGTCCCGGACGGCATCCGGGCGGCGGGCACGGACCGGACCGCGAGGCCTCCGATGGTCTGGATGTTCCCGTCGGTGGTGACGGTCGAGTTCGACTCCCGCTGCAGCCCGGCGATCAGGTTCCGGTTGGACGTGAGGCGGGCGTACAGGGTCTTCGTCATGACGACCGTGTCGGGCTTGTACCCCTGCGCCAGGTCCTCCGCGATGGACGCGGCGAGCTGCAGGTCCAGCAGCGGGTCGGCGGTCGCGATGGTCGCCCACGTCGCGACAGCGGCCTGCGTCTGGGTGACGGCGGCGGCGATCGCGGCGAGGCAGACGGTGTCGACCTGCTGCACCAGCTGGTTGACGACCTTCAACATGCTGCGTTCGACCGGCTGCATGTTCTGGGTGCGGCCGATCTCCTCGTCGGTGACCTTGACGTCCTGGCCCCACTTGGTGACGTTCGCCAGGGCCGCCGCACCGGTCGGGGCCAGCCCGCGGGGGTACTCAGACCCGGCGCGGATCGACTCGGGGACACGGTCGGTGTACAGCGACTCGCTGATGCCGTAGGCGATCGCGCCGCCGGAGGCCTTGACCTTCCCCGTCAGGAGGACGTCGGCGACGAACTCCTGCTCGGCGAGGGTCCGGAGCCGCCGCTGAACCATCGCCGGGCTGGACAGGAAACGGTTGATGGTCAGGACGTCGCCCGAGAGGGTCGGAGCGAGCGGTGGGTATGTGTATGGCATGACTCACTCCTTTCTCAGTGGAACCACAGGGCGCGCATCGGGTTGCCGGTGGTCCCGGCCTCGATGGCGATTCCGAGGGCGGCGACCGGGTTGTCGGTGCCGACGACGAACACGGCGACCTGCCCGGCCGCCGCGGACTTGATGTAGGAGCCGAGGGCGACAGTCGCGGACGCCACCGGCCGCTGCACACCGCCGCGGGCGACGGTCACGGTGTCACCGGACACGGCGTCGTGGGCGGCGATCCCGACGACCGGCTCGTTCGCTGTCCCGGCGGCGGTGGTGACGGTGTTCGCGGCGGTCAAGGCCACCAGCTGCCCGCCGGTGATCGCGCCGCCCGCGGTGTACGTGCGGTGCCAGCCGGGGACGTTGGACTCGGTGTAGTCAGCCACCGCTCTTCACCGCCTCGCCGAAGAGGCTCTTGTAGAACGCGTCGTCGTCCGAGTCCGACCCGTGGCCGGCGTGGCCGGCGGCCTGGACGGGCATCGCGGTCCCGGGGGCCATCCGCGCCAGGATCTTCGCGGTCACGTCGGGAGCCGAGTCGTAGTCGGCCTCCCACGCGGGCCGCTCGGCGGGGGTGATCTTCCCGTCATCAAGGGCCGCCTTGATCACCTGGGAGCGCTTGTCGGCTGCCTCCCGGGCGTTCCGGTCGGCGAGCTGCTTGCTCAGGGACGCGATGACCTTGTCCCGCTGCGCGAAAGCAGCGGCCACAGCGGTCGGGACAGCGTCCCCGCCGGCAGTGTCGCCGTCCGGGGCGTCGTCACCGGAGTCGTCGTCGGTCTGCTCGTCCTCGGGTCCAGCGTTCGCTGGGGCCTTCGCCCGGTCGTGGAGCGCCTGCATGGCCGCCTCGACGGCCTCAGGACTCGCGTCGTCGGGCAGGCCCAGCAGCTCACGCATCTTCGGCGTGACATCCACGGGCGGGTGATCCTCTCGAGAACCTTCCGGCCCTCGACCCCGAGCCGATGGTAAACCATGATCGGCGCTGGCGGCAGACACACCAGAGTCCGGGGTGAAGACCATGTCCCCCTTGACCGCCGGCCCGAACGTGAACGTCCCGCCCGCCTCAGACCAGGGGACCCGCCACACGACCCCCTCGACCATCCACGAGTACGCCAGGAGATAGTCGGTCCCGAGCTCTTCGATGTAGACCTCGGGGCCTAGCCCTCCGTCGCCGCGGGCCCACACCTGGAACGCGTCCCAGATCTCCTCCATCGGCGCGCTGCCGCGGACCGGGCGGACCCTGGCCCCGTTGACTTCGACCGGGTTCGGGCCGTCGAACCGGACCGCCGCGGGCCGCAGGCCAGCCAACATTTTCTCGGGCATCAGGACTCCCATCGTCGCGGCCACCGTGCTGGCGGCCGTCCATCCAGTTGAGGCGGTGACCTCGGACAGGACCCCGTACAGGTCGGCGACGTCCGCCAACGACTCGACGGCGGGCATCGCGACCCCCAGCAGGGCCAGGCCGGTCACGACCATCCGGTACGTCTTCGAGTCGTCGGTGACGACCCCCAGCGACGCTTCGACCGACCTGCGGGGGTAGGCGGACGCCATGATCGACGCGAGCCATTCCGGGACCCCGGAGATGTCGGCGACCAGGACTGTCCCGTCTTCGGCGGCACGCAGGTTCGTCAGGACCCCGAGGGCCGGTTCCCCGTCGAACCGGGGGTCCACGTGCCCGACCTTCAAGATCGGCGCGGCGAACGCCGGGTCGTGGGAGGCGCGGACCGCGTCCGCGATGTCCTCCACCGAGCACAGCCACCGGCCTGTGGACGCGTTCCACTCCCCTGCCCGGGCGATCTCCACCCCGGGGACCGTGGCCGTCACCGCTGGCATCGGGGGCACCTCACCGGGTCGGCGCACTGGCATGTCGACGGCCAGGCGCTGACGTCGATCCGGCCGGCCGGGCCCGCGTAGGTCGACACGCAGACGCCCGCCGCGGTGTTCGCGGTCGCCCCGTACCCGCCGCACGCCACCGACCACCACGCCGTCACGGGGTGGGCCACTCGGCCAGGATGATCCCCCGACACCGCTCACGCCCGAGGCACAGGGCGTACCCGCCGGTGGGGAAGTCGGCCTCCGCAGCGGGCAGGTCCGGGTACACCGTCCCGTCGTTCGCGGCGCACGCCGGGCACGTGTTCCCGTCCCGGATCTCGCTGGCGCTGAACGTCGCCCCGGCAGGCCCTGCGGCGAACGCGGCACCCCGCCCGGCGTTGACGCCTCCGTTGACCGCCCCAGCGAGGACGTCCCCCGGGTACGTGTCCGACAGGCCCGCCAGGAACTCCCAGACCGCCTCGCCGACGGTCGCCCCGGACGCCCCGGACGACGCGAGCCGCAGCGCCTCCCTAGCGGCCGCTGCGGAGATCGACGCGCCCATCACCGCGGCGAGCGCGGCGGCCAGGACCGCGAGCCGGTCCCCATCCACCTCCGCGAGAGGCAGGTCCACACCCTGCCGGCCCGCCTCCTGCGCCGCGAGGTCCGCCCCTGCGGCGGCGGCCTCGACCATAGCCACCGCGATGATCTCCGCTCCGTCCGTGGTGTCCACCGCCAGACCCGCGAGTCCGGCTAGGTCACCGGAGTCGACGGCTGCAGCGACCGCGTCCCGCAACTGGTCCCGCCACCCCGCCGACACCTGCGGCCACGCCCGCATCAGATCCCCCAAGATCGCGTCCGCGGCGACGTCGACAGCCTCCGGGTCCAGCCCAGCCCGCGCCTCCACCGTCGACAGCGGCCGCGGATAGGGCCAGCCCGAGTCCTGGGTGGCGGTCCCCGCCCGCTCGTTCGCGGCCCGCACCGTCCCCGGCCGGGGCCCCAGACCGTCCGGGCCCGGGATCTTCAGGTCCGCGCCGGCGTCGTTGACGATGGCCCGAGCCTCGTCCGGGCTGATGATCGTCCCCACCCCGAGGTACGTCTTCTGGATCGTCTCAGCCACATCACGGCGGCGGGCCGCGACACCCGACGCCGCGTCCGGCGGCTTCTGCGGGAGCCGGAACGTCTCCCGGACCCACGCCTCCAAGTCCGGGTCCCCCGACAACGCGCCCTCCGTTAGGAGCCGCCCCACCGTCACCGCCAACGCCTGCTCGGAGCCGGCGACGTCGCCCACCACAACCGCCGGGGACGGCGCGTCCGGGCCTGCGTTGAAGTCGGTCAACCTGACGCACAGCTGGGTCGCTGTCTCCGCGAGGGTGTCGGCGATCCCCTGCAACGCCATCCCCAGGACGTCCAAGAACGACGTCCCCAACGCCCGGGAACCGTTGGACGTCGACCCCAGGTCCAGCACGGACGCGAGCATCGACCGGGCCATCTGCTCGTCGTAGTACCGCAACAGGGGCAGGCCGTCCGGCACGGACCCTGACGCCCCGACCAGCTCGAGGCGGAACCCGGGGGGCATCGCCGCGCCGGCCTCGTCCCCGACCCGCACCTGAGACGCCATCATCTGCGCCGCGTTGATCTCCGCCTGCGTCGGGCTGGTCCCCAGCAGGGGGACAGCGACCGGCACCGGGGTCCCGAACCGGCGTTGCGCCGTCGCGGAGACCCGCATCTGGTCCTGTTTGAACAACCACGGCCCGAACGACGCCCGCAGGATGGACCGGCCTTGCCAGGCCGCGCCCTCCCGGTCGTGGGCGTACCACAGCATCGACGCGGCGGGGATCTTCACCAGCCGGTTCGTGGCCTTCGCGTCCGGCGCGGCCTCCTGCTCGACGTAGTCGAGGTCCCCGGCGGGGGTGGTGTTGATCGACAGGAGGCTCGCGGGCATCCGCTCCGGGAGCCCAGCCAGATAGGCGGCACCGGCGCGGACCTCGTAGAACGGGACGAACGGCATGTGCCCGAAAGTCAGCTGCAGCAACGCCAGGCGCAGGTGGTCACGCCATTGGACGCCCCGTCGCCGCAATGTCCCGGGGGTCGTCGGCTGCCCGAGGACGGGGATCCCGAGGGAGTCGGCGCAGATGGCGACGATCTTCGGGTCCGCGCCGCGGGGGTCGACGGCCCACCGTCCCGACACGATCGGATGCGAGTACGCCGCCAGCGACGATGTGATCGCGGGATCGTGCCGCATCCGGCCGTAGGTGCGGACCGACTCGGGCCACGTCAGGTCGGGGACGTGCTCGGACGGGTCCCAGCCGCTGCCCCACTGCCCGCCCGACCAGGACCCGGACAGGGACCCGACGGCAGACGTTGGCGCGTCGCGGACTGGCACGGCACCTCCGAGGACCATCGGCCCTCGACCCCGCACGACATGATGCCACGACGATCACCCGACGGGCATGGGTCGACCCCCGATTCAACCCTGCACAGCGAGTGGCACCAACCGCTCAGGGCTGCCCATCACCGGTCCGCCTTCCCGGTTGGGCGTCCGACTCTCGCTGGCCGCCATCTCGCCCAGTCCCCCGCCCGGTATGCCAGCGCCCCCGACTCGACAGCACGGCCTGTCGCTTGCGGTGCCCCCGGCATCCCGCACCAGCGGGCCACCTGACCCCCAGACACCTTGAACACGGCAGCGACGTCATCCCGAGACACCTGGTCGACCGGGGAATATGCAGCCCACGCCAGACGAAGATCCGTCTCCCGCACAGCCTCCGGACCCGGAGTGAACCACTCCAACTCCAACGCCGTAGCAAGATCCGCGTCCACGGCCCCGACCTTCGCCACCACCACGCTCATCACGCGATGCAGGTCAGCGCGGAGATGCGCATGCTCGCCTGCGTTGAACGACACCAGCACTTTCCCGTGCGCGTCCCGGTAGGCGGCGACCCACGCTGTCAGCTTCGCGACCTCAGCGGCCCGGGCGGTCACGTCACCCACGGGCCACCTCCACCGGGTCAGCCTCAGCGACGATGATGAACTCCGGGTGCTCGTCGCGCGACTCGCCGGTCCATCCGCCGTAGGAGGCGTCGACGTGCCAGACCCGCCCGGACCCCATGACCAGGGTGAGGCGGGCTATCCCGTCGCAGTTGGGGTCGTGGCGGCCGATGCTGGCGTGGGCGATGGTCTCGCCCACCATGGCCTCGGCCTGGATTTCCACCATTGCGGCGAGGATCTCCGCGGGTGTGGGCGGGTGGTCAGCCACCGGGCACCTCCACCGTCTCCAGGTGGTGGATGAGCCTGTCGGCCATCCACGTCCACTGAAGGCGTCCGTCGCCGCCGGCGGCGTCGGACGCCTTCAGTG